TGATGCCGTAGCCGCCGCTGATGCCGCTGCCGCTGCTGATGCCGTAGCCGTTGCTGATGCCGCTGCCGCCGTTGATGCCGCTGCCGTTGCTGATGCCGTAGCCGCCGCTGATGCCGCTGCCGCTGCGGATGCCGCTGCCGTTGACCTGATATTCTTTGCAAGCCTTAATCATATCGTCGAACGACAGCACTTTTTTGATTTTCAGCGTTCTGCAAACGCTTTTGTCGTCGTTGTCGCGCTTGATGTTTTCGTCGTAAGCTTCAACCAACGCAAATTTGTTCCACTGGATTAAATCGCGGTATCGCATGCAGTCAACAGGGTTCTCGCAGTAGTGCAGCCCCCAGCCACAGTATTCAAGGTTGCCCGTAACGGTATGTACGCTGCCCTCGACCTCGCCGTTTTCGTCGGCATAGCTGTAGTCGTTGTAGCCTGTCCAATCCCAGTTGAATATCTTATAACCAACCGCTATCGGTTTTTTCCCGTCAAGCATCGACGGGGCTACGCGTTTTGTTTCATTCATCGTTGTTCTCCTTTTACTTTCTTATTGTCTCGCGCCTTTTCGCGCACTCGTCCTCGGCTGTGTTGGCAAACCAAACAAGCGCTGATATTACGCCGCTGACGATGAAAACAACGCCCATAACGGCTATGAAAAATAAAGCGATCATCATTCTTCCTTACCTCATTCATCAAAGCCGGGCAAAAGCTGCACAGTATCAAGAAGCAATTCAAGATCGCTGCGGCTAAGGCCGGATTTGCGAATAATATCATTTACTCGCTCGATAGTTTCAGGATCATCCGTCACATATTCCTGTTTCGTGATGGGCGTATCGCGGTAGTAGTATTCCCTGCCTGTAGGTACGCTGTACACAAGATGTGAGTAAGCATACTCGATAGCCCTTGACGCTACTTCTGACAGCGAACGTCTTGTTTCTTCCGACATCTCGCAGACATGGGCGTAGGCTACCATGCTAATACGGATACGGGGGTACTGCTTCTGCCCACCAACGCGAGTGCCGTTGTTACGGGGCATTACGAATTTGTCCATTTCTCTTGTCATTGTCCTTTCCTCCTTCCGCGCATAAACGCCACAAAAGCTTCACGCGGTATTTTCACGCGGTTGCCTACGATGATTACGTCAAAGCCCAGCAGTTCCGGGCGCTGCCTTGCCGCAACGCGGATAAGTTGAGGGTCAGAGTGCAGCACACTTGCCACCTGTGCCGGTGTCAGCGTTGTCGCGTCCATGCGTTCAACTTCCGATAGCGTCATGCGTTTTTCTCCTTTCTGATTAATCTTTATCCTGATCGTTCTTCTCGGCCTGTGCCTCTGCCATATCCGCTACGCCGTTGGCATAGCCGTTGAAATACTGCTGCTTATCGGCAGGCAGCTTGCTGAAGATGTCGGCCATCGTCTTAATGGTCTGCTTTTCTTTTTCACTCATTTTTTCACCCCCTTGTGTTTTTCCCCCTGCTGTGATATGCTCACGGCAGAAGGGGAGATATTATGGAAAGACCTACTATGCAAGAAATACGTGAAGCTGTTGCAGCGCCGTCCGTTTACGAAAGCGCCATGCTTGAACGCGCCGACGAAAGCAACGAAGAATTAAGAACCATTGCCGCCCACGCCGAAAAACAAGCCAAGCTTGCCGAAGATGCAGCTAAACGCGCTAAGAAAGATGCTCGGAGCGCAAGAATCGAAGCTGCTATTTCTCTTTTGATTGCTCTTGCGTCGCTGCTTGGCGCTGCTTTAGGATGGTTTCCGCTTCTCTGAGGCAATCTTCTATGGTTTCCTTCCGGCATTTTTCGTTGTGCCATTGCCAATGAAGACTGGATGCCGTTATCCCGCAGGATAGCCCGGCGCAAAATATACTGAATATCGATACCGTCGCGCTCATCGTCTCACCCCCTTTCTGTGTGTTGTGGTTGTTTGACCCTGTATGACTAATATAGCATCGTTTTGACCACTTGTCAACCATTAAGGGCAAAAAAATTTTATTTTTTGTTTGACACAGTGTGACAAGTGTGATATTATCTATTTAGCCAAAGGGGGTGAAAAAATGAATGACGTTAATAACCGCATACGCTATATAAGGACAAACGCGGGATTATCGCAAACCGAATTTGCAAAAAAAATAGGGCTTTCAAAGAATTTTATAAGTCTTGTTGAAACAGGTGGACGTATACCAGGCGACAGAACATTAAAAGATATTTGCCGTGAATTTAATGTAGATGAAGTTTGGCTTTGTTCAGGCATAGGCGAACCGTTCAAGGCCGTAAGCCGCGCTGATGAAATATCCGCGTTTATCGGTAAGGTGTTAGGCAACGACGGAACACCGATACAACAGGCGTTCATAACGGTGCTTGCACGGACTACGCCGGATGAATGGGCGCTGTTTGAAAGCAAGCTGCTTGAACTCGCTGCCGAAGTCAAAAACATAAAAAAAGAAACCGACCAATAAAGGCCGGTTTTTTTTGTTGCTGTGTTTACTTCATGTTAAGCAGTAGGATGTACGCGCACCGCAATTCGTAATTGCTTGCTTCGTTGATGAGCCGTTTTAGCTCCTTAATCAGTATTTCCCGTTCTTCTTTTGCCGTCATCTTTGTTCTCCCTTCCATTTTTGCTCATTCGCTATATTTCGTTAATTTTAGTTGACTTTTCGTTTATTCTGCTGTATTCTAACGTTTCGCTTTGTGAGTTTTGCTAAAATGTTGTTAACGTTCACTCTCCCGTGTTGATTTTTTCTAAGCTTTGCGTATAATAAAGATGTAAGCAGCGATGCTTACCACGACAAAGAACTTAAGTTCCGCGTCTGCGCTGTCCGCCGCTTGTCGCAAGGCGACATATAAATATGCGACCTGCTACTAACTGCCCCCTGCCGTTCGGGGACTTATAAATAGGCGGCTTGCAACTAACCCTCTGCTTCGGTGGAGGGTTTGCGCGTACATAGGAGAATTAATGATAGAAAGTTATGGCCTTTATATAATTGATGATACATTTTTCAGCAAGTACGATAGAGATCATAAACTGATGCTGAACAAAAATGAATGTCGTCCGCATTATTGCGGCATTATTTCTGAAAGCGGCATTATATGGCTCGTGCCGCTAAGCACACAGGTTGATAAATATAAAAAATCAATAGATGCTTCAGAAGCAAAGCACGGCAAAGGCAAATGTATTTTTTATCACATAGGCAAAATCAAAGGTGAAAACAGAGTCTTTTTAATCGGTGATGCGTTTCCTTGCACAGAAGAATATATAAAAAAGCCTTTCACAATTGCCGGTGTCCCCTACGTCATCCAAAATCAAAAAGATATTGCCGCCGTCCAGCAAAAATTATCAAGGTTTATAGCTCTCGTCCGCAACGGCAGATTACACCCAAACGCAAATATTATGAATATCGAAAAATCACTGCTCAAGAACCTTTAACCACTGTTGATTTTTTTCAACTTTCGCATATAATAAAACTAAAAGAGGAAAACCCTTGCCTTAAGTAGGGACAAAAAAAGCGGATAACCTGAGCCGAAAGTCAGGACAGAAAAAAGCGGTGAGCCCTTACCGTAAGTAGGGACTGAAAATGTATCACTGGCTCGGAGGGAATCGAGCCGTATAAATAAAGAAGTCCCACCGAGAAGATCATCTCGTAGAGCGCGAGATGGGTAAAATAAAAAATGCTCACCGAGAATATCTGCTCCCCTAAATGGGGAGCTTTTTAATAATCGTTGATTATCTTATTAAGATATGTTCTATCGTTTTCTGTCTGATTAAGATATTACTACAAACGCATAGACATTTCAATTCTTGTTATGCACAAACATAAAACATCCTTTTTGTGCAATTTGCGTGGTGGATTATATAGGCAATGTACACAATCTGCGATTGCTGTTATTAAGCAATCAGCCGAAATTGTTGAAAATCGTGGAATTGTTGGTGTATAAGTGGTATCATTTGCTTATAAGGCAGCGATATTTTTATTCTCACGTTTGCTTTTTCAACTCACCCTGCCTACCGCTGCAACCCGGTAGGCAGGGCTTGTAACAGATATCCCTTGTAAACCTTTTATCTGCTACGGTTATAGCGTAACAAAATGTACCTCCGAAATCTACAACGAAATCGCCGAAATGACGCTTTTTCAATAGTTTCGCCAAAAACAAGAACATTTCGGCGAAAACAAGAATGCTTTGGAGATGATAATTGACCGTGCAATCGACTTATGAAATTCCCGATTTGACTGTGGTTTTCGCCAAAATCCGCAAAGGTAAGGACGCATCGGGGCTAACTAATCAGGAAATCGCCGACAAGTCCGGCATCGCGTACAACACCGTGTGCAATATAACCGCCGGTACTGCAAAGCAAGTTTCGTTCCACAGTGTCGCCGCCATATGCGTTGTTCTCGGCCTGTCGCTGGATGAAACGTTGGGTTTGCGCGACACCGATACTAACGACTATATCCGTGAGCTTGAGATTGAAAACGCCTGCGCTAAAAATGACGTTGAGCACCACAAGCGCATGAACGCCGTTTACAGACCGCTTGTATTCTGCCTTGTCGGTGTATGCGCAATTCTGCTGTGCGTGGGCGTAGGATATATCATATTTGATATGCAGCTAAAGAACATCGGCTTGTTCAAATCTGGCGGCTTAACTTTGCTGGCCGTGTTCCTGGCTATCGTGGTGCTTGCTGCCGTCGCCCTGATCGCCTTTGCGGTAAAAACCGTAATCCACGATGCCAAAACAACAAAAAGCCCACAGGAGTGATTCTGTGGGCATTATTCGCTATAAAATTATTTTTGGCGAATATCTAAGGGGGTTAAAGCGAATAATGAAATGCAAAAAATGCAAAGCCGATATACCGGACGGTTCAAGATTCTGCAATATGTGCGGCGCACGTGTGGCAGCAGGCCGCAAGCCGAAATCTCGCGGCAATGGTACAGGCAGCGTCTACAAGCGCGGCAGTGGCTGGACTGTGGTAATCGTCGAAGGATATGTAATCGACGAAAACGGCAAAGTGCACCGCAAGACCCGTTCTAAGGCCGGTTTTAAAACGAAAAAAGAAGCTATAGAATATATACCTATCCTTAAACGAGCGCCAGCTTCAAAGGCTAAAAACGCATCATTTACGCAGATGTATGAAGCGTGGTTGCCTACGCACCGTGCCGGTAAAAATACAATAAACTGCTACAAATCAGCGTATAAATACTTTGAAGCTGTTTATCATTTAAACCTGCGCGATATCGAAATAGAAGATTTGCAGGAATGTATCGACGAATGCCCACACGGAAGGCGCACAAAAGAAAACATGCGCGCACTATGCGGCCTTATCTACAAATATGCTATACCGCGCCATTATGCCGAGTTGAACTACGGACAGTATTTGAACGTTGACGGCAAGCACAGCAGTAGACCCGGTCTGCCTGATGATGCGCTGCCAAAGCTGAAAGCTCACGTTAACGACGTGTTCGGCGCGTCCTACGTCATTTGCCAGTGTTACTTAGGCTATCGCCCTACCGAGTTTGTCGCGTTGGATGCGTCGCAGTACATCCGCGCTGAACGCGCATTTATAAACGGCATTAAAACCGAAGCCGGTATAGATCGCATCGTTACGATATCGCCGAAAATACAGCCATACATCGACGCACTGTTGCCGCCCGGCAGAACATCCGGCGCGGTGTTCGTCGACAAGGACGGCAAAGCCTTTACCGTAGAACGCTACAGGGCTTTATTTTATAACGTGCTTGAAGCCTGCGGCATAGATAATCCCACACAAGAACGCGACGGAAAAACCTTTTATACATACACGCCGCACAGTTGCCGTCACACGTTTGCTACCCTTATGAAGCGTGTAAAAGGCGCGGATAAAGATAAGCTTGAATTGATCGGGCACACCAGCGACGATATGTTAAGGTATTATCAGGATGTAAATTACGCTGATTTGCGCAAAATAACCGATGCTTTGTGAAAAAAACGTGTTGTGCTATTACAGACATATTACAGACAAGGCCATTTTTCAGCATAAACGCAAGGTACAGATTTAGTAACTTTTCAGGACAAAACATGCCCGTAAACGCAAAAAAGACCCGAAAGTTTACACTTTCGAGCCTTATTTGTTGGTGGAGATAAGCGGGATCGAACCGCTGACCTCTTGAATGCCATTCAAATAAACGATTTTATTATTTCCTCTAAATTGTTGCCTATTTTCGCGTTTTAAGCGTTTTAAGGCTTTGTTTTTGCCGTAAAAGTTATTATATTTCATGGCAAAATTTAATAAAAATCGCCCTAAATGCTGCAAAAATGCCGTCTATTACAGACGTATTACAGACAATGTTTATTCCACGTCCACAATCCCGAAGTAATACGCTGCCATCTTTGCATTGGGGCTTTTTGCGTCCTTATCGAACAAAAACGCCTTTGCCATGCAAGCGTAAAATTCGGGTGTGCCTACGTTGTATTTGTTGGCAACGGTGCAGTAATCCGAATACATCATGTTCATTGCGACGTTCCAGCAATAATCGGTTATGTGATCGAATTTTACGCCGATAGACTGTGCGACTGCCGTTGTCTGCGCAATCGTCCAGTGTCCGCCGGTCGTGCCGTCGTCGTTCAGCATTTTAGAGTTCCATGCCTCCGCGTCGTCACGAGTGAATTTACCTGTGCGGCATAGACACTGTTCCATGCTGTCTATCGCTTCCCAGCAATCTACCATGCCGTGCACTGCCTGATACGTCCGTTCTGTGGACGGTGAGGCCATGTATTCAGATATGGCATTTTCAAGCTTTTCTTTGTAAGCTTTGATTTTATCTTTCATGCCAGCTTCACCATGCTTGCGCAAACGTGGTTGATCGTACCTGCTACGCCGCTTATAGCCGCGCTGATAGTGGGAGCGCTATTGCAGCATACAGGGATATAAATTGTGGTTTCGATGTGCAGTGTGTAAATGTTGTTCGCTACGGTCGTTACCTGTGCATCAGCGCAAGGCAGCGCGACGGTATCTTTAAAGGCTTTAAGCTCGGCTGTACCGGCTGCGTCGGCCGTGAATACAACATCATAGCTGATGCGATAAAGGCCGCTGGACGCGACTACAAAGCCGCCTGTGACGGTATCTATCGAACAGCCGGTATCGGTGTTCAGGATGCCCAGCACGTTAACGGGCGTACCGGCAGCAACAAAGGTCTGCGCGGTGTTGTTGTATGCGTTCTGTGCGCTTTTGTAATGCGCGTTTTTCAGTTTAGAATTGCAAGCCATAATTATAATTCCTTTCATAGTTTGATTTAATATTAAAGCCCGGACAGCGTTTACTATCCGGGCTAACGCTGTTAAAGCGGATAATCATTTAGGGTTATGCGCAGCAACCGCCGCCGCAAAACGGGGACATACCGGCGTTGTAGGTATAGCCGTTAGGATAGCGAACTACGCCATACATACGGTTATCCATTTCAAGGCTGGCAATACGCGCCGACTGTTCGGCAATACGCTGTTCAAGCTGCGACTTTTCCAGCGCCGCGAACTTTGCTTCAAGATTTGCGTTAACGCCGTCGATGGCGCGCTGTGTCTTGCAGCAGCAATCGGCAAGCTGTGCCTGGATGCTGTTGCCGGTCTGCATAATGGTCATGTTCGTGCCATTCTGAGCAAGCGCCATCTCTTTACCGAGCTGGCCGATGTTGCCCTGCACATCGTAGCCAAGACTGCAAATGCCGTTGCCGATACTGGTAAGGCGATCATTAAGCTGGCCAAAATGCTGGCCGAAAAGGATCTCCTGCTGTGATGCAGCGGTTGCATACTGGCCATAATCGCCGTTGCGATTGCCCCAGAAGCCGCCGCCCATGAACACAAACAAAAACAGGATGATAATCCACCATGCGCCGCCATTGCCCCAACCGTCATTATCGTTGCGAGTTACGGCGGCGATGTCACTGAGAGACATAGTATCCATAGTTTTCTCCTTTCGTCAGAAATTTTATATAAACCGTGTCGACCCGGCTTATTTCAGAAATTTCATAAATTCATCTGCTTGCTGTTTAAGCTGTTCAAACTGCGCCTGTGACATTCTGCCGGAACTTAAAAACTGCTGAACTTGCTGCTGGGCTTTTTCGGATGTCATGCCCTGCGCGAATTTGCGAAATTCAGCTATCATTGCAAGAGGGTTATTCGGCATTCGCTTTCCCACGCTTTGCCCTAACATCTGCATCATCGGATTTGCCATTTAACATGTCCTCCAGTCGCTTTATTCTGTTTTCAAGATCACTCACGTTTACTTCGGGCGCTGGCTGATAAGGCGCGATGGAATACGGCGTTATCGTCGGATAACCTGCGCCGTCAGTCGTTTTCAGCCACACTATAGGATCGTTTTCATCCAGCAGCAACACCGAGCTGTCAGCGGCCATCCTGAACGCGTCAGCGCCGTTTCTGCCGTTTACTTTGATAACTTGGCACCTTTGCGGCATCTGCGCTCCTGTGCCCATCTGTGGCGTGTAGGGCGGTGCATATCCATAGCCGTTTCCGTAACCGTACATTCCGTTCATGGGTTAACCCCCTTTATTTTTTCTGTCTAAATCATCGCATAAAAAAAGCCCCGTAACGTGTCAGTTACAGGGCGATAATGTGTCATAAAAAAAGAGGGTAACGCATAATGCGCTACCCTTTAACTATGTCCGCTATTTTGTTTTTGATGCTGCGTATACGCCGGTTGATCGTTTCAACACTGCAATGCCGCCGGTCGGCTATTTCGATGATGGATAATCCGTCGGCGCGTAGATTAAGTATCGTCTTTTCTTCAAGCGTAAAGCCGCATTCAGCTATCAGCCGTTCGCGCAATGCCGTTGGAAATTGGAGCTTGCATTTTCGCTTCGGCTGCGCTATTTCTTTCAAGGCTTCCATTGTCACCGCCTATCAAAGCTTCATAGATGATATCGGCAAGGTTTGCCGATGCTTCGTCAATACCGTTTATCCGGCAAAATTCTTTGATGGTTGCAGTCATCAAACAGCCTCCGTTTTATGGTTTACAAGGGATTACTTATCACACTTCGGCTTATCGTACTCCATCGCCTGCTTGCTGTCGCTGACTCCGGCGGTCGTTGGGTCTGTGACTACGCCGAGAATGGTAAGCACCGCGAACAGCGCGTTTACAACGGCCAGCAGCTTGTCTCCCAGCGCGTCAAGCTTGAGATCGATGCCGAACACCGCCGCCACTACCTGAATAAGCAGCAGCACCGCCGGGACGAGCGCGAGCCAAAAGGTTTTGTTTTTAAGTCTTACAGTCCAGTTGATTTTCATAAATGTGCCTCCTGTTAATGATGATGATTTTTCATGTCGTCCTCAAGATCGCTTATGCGATGGTTGATTACCTTAATCTGTTCCTCTACCACAGGCATACGCTTTGCAAAGTTGTTGTGCGCCCTGACCTCTCGTGTAAGCTCGTTCACCTTTGTTTCCGTTACCGCCTGTGATTTGCTGTTGCTGATAAGTACGCCGACGAGCGTTAAAACGCCCGTTATGATAGCGACTATTATGCTCTCTGCCATACTTTATTTCTCCAACATCATTTCAATCATTCTTTTGTTGTATATCGTCACCCTTAGCATATCCTCCGTCAGGTCGATAACGCCGTTGCCCTTGCCCTTGATTATGCCGTCCTGCATAAGCTGCCTGACGGTATCGCGGTAAAAGCCCTCCGGCACATCCTCTATCGTTTTCCATCTGACCATTTCTTCATCCTCGCTTTCTGCTGTATATTTCGGTCTGCCGAAGCCGTAGACCGTGCTGTTAAGTGTGTGCGTTACGCGCTTGACCGCGTTGCCGGCGTTGCCCTCTATGGTAACGAACGTGTTGCCGTTTACGCTTTCGACAATTCCCGTGTGGCATGGCAGCCCGTCGCGGCTGTCGCGCTGGAAAAACTGATCGCCCACCTGCGGCTTAGTGAAAAGCCTCGCCTGTGCCGCGTAATACTTCGCCCAGCTCACGCAGCTTGCGCCGTATGGTCCGGTAAGGCACAGAATATCCTTTGCCTCGCTCCCGGCAATGCGCCAGAAGCACCACGCTACAAAGCTTGTGCACCATTCATAGCCGTTCTTCGGCGTGTTCCAGAACTTCGCCTTGTCAAGCTCGGCCTGAAACATCGTGAAGTTGCCTCGCCCGGCGTTATCCTCAAAGCTGTATAAGTCCTTGTCCGATGCCTTTTCCTTATAGCCTATGTACTTTGCGGCTAACGTGAGCACCTGTTTCGGGGTAATGTTCATTCCGCATCCTCCCACGCGCTCGGCAGCGCTGCCGCATCGTATACTACGTTATCCTGCAAGCACCTGTGTACCTTGCCGGAAGAGTCCTTGTAGCATTCGCCGGTCATGTACATACCGCTCGTTCCGAGAGGGGCTACCCATGCTTTAGCCTTTGCAGGGTCTTTCGTGTGGCACAGCCCCCACAGAGCGCGAAGCGTTGACGGCCTGCCCTGATAATTCGCGGCGTTGTACGGCTGTATAAGCGTCCACACCTGCCCCTCGTCCGCAACCGGCGTACCGGCAGGACATGCGCTGTAATCCTTCTGCGCGTCGAAATCGGGCACTTTGCTTTCCTCCGCGATTATCGACGTGCCGTCCATCGTGCTTGCGCGTCCGCGCAGATTGAGCGCATCGTCCGCGCCCTTTTCCTTCATTTTGGTCATGGCCTCTGCCTTTGTCATACGCTGTTGACTCCTTCCTTGTATGCCGCCTCAAGGTCGCCGGTGCTCACGGCGTTTTTCAGCTCGCTGTCCTTGTCCGCTACGACCTGTGCGCCGTTTACCGTTTCGATCTCGCACTTCGGCTCAGTGCCGTGCAGGCCGTCGTCGGTAAGCCGGAATACGGTGTCGGCTATCTGCGTTACCGTTTCGCCGGTCTCCGCGTCGGTGTATTCCTTTGCAATTTTCGCGCATATGCCCTCAGCCTCCGCTTCATTGCACAGCACATAGCAGCCGTTTGTGTGCAGCCGGATATATACGAAGCTATCGGAATATCCGGCGATTTCGTTGTTTACTTTTATCGCGTACATTGATTACACCTCTCGAATTAAAAACAGAATGCAAAGGCAACGCCACACGAGTTGTCGGCGGTGATGGTGTCGTACTGGCCGCTCGTGTCGACTACATAGAAACCGCCGACGACGTATCGTTGAAACGAGCGCAGCCACCACCGCGAAGCAGAGCTTCCGAACTTCTTGACCTTGCTGTTTCCGGCCTTGTAGTAGTCGTACTGCTCACCTTCGCCGCCGGCAGTACCGTAGACTTCTTCGTCGCTGTATAAGAACAGCTTATCCGCCGTGGTGATGATAGTGCTGTCATTGCCCCCCGTCGCGCACAGCTTGTTTACAGTTCTTATACCGTTTCGGATATTCTCCGGCATTTTTGCAAGAATTGCCGCAAGCGTTTCCGTTCGCATTTTGCTGCCTTCCCAGCCGCCTTTGTTGGTGTTCGTGTTGTTCATCTTCGCTGTATTCGCGTAGCAGTCGTGCAGTCCGAACGTCAGCGGCGCAATCCCTCCGGCGGTGTAGGTGTCATGGTTTTTGCCGACGATATCGAACTGATAATCGACCCCGTCTATGGTCATGGTCTTGCTGTCGCCCGCGACCCACGTATCGAGTACGCCGCCGCTGTGGCAGGCCTCCATTATCCGCTCCCACGTGTTGTCGGCAAAATTGGAGTTGAGAGCTATAGCCGTCCGGCTTGCGACCCTGTACGCAGTCTGATACCTTTTCTTCGCGTTATAGGCAAAAGCGCGATAGTAATATGTTGTTCCGGCGGTCAGGCCGGTGTCGGTGTAGGTCAATGCTGTGCCCTCGTAGACGACCGTGCCGTCGTTGATGCCCGTAGGCGCGGAGCCGGTCTTGCGCACGATGCGAGCGCCGACAAAGCTGTTGTCCTCGTCGGGGCTGGGCGCTGTCCACGATAGAATTGCGCTTAGATTGCCTAAACCGGCTTTGAAATTCTCCACCTGTCCGCACAGCTGCGGTGTGCCTCCGCCGCCTCCGCATCGGTTTATTAAAGGCATTACAAATCCCTCCTGATTATTAAAGTCACCGGGATATCCGTTGTCGGAACGTCACCCAGCGCGACGAGCTGAATGCTCCCTGCCGCCTGTGTGCCGCCGACGATCATAGCGCCCGACAGCGCCTCCAGCTGCGCTTGTGTTATCCCGTTGTTTTCTCGCGGCAGAAGCTCGACCGCCGATGTCGCCGTAATGTTCGCGTTGCTGACGGTGTATTTCTTTGCCGTACTCCAACTCGACGCATACAGCGTTAAATTCACTTTCGACGATCGCCCGGCGGAATACACCTCCCACGTATACCCCGTAGCCGCCGCCGCTGTGCAGTGATAAACAAGCTTTGCCGCCGTGTCGATGTATTCCTGGCCGACTATGCCGACGGTCGATGTCGTCGGCGGCGCGGTGCCGATGATGGGAACGGGTGCTTTTTTACCGAGTTCGATGCGGATATCGTTATGCGCGTTTGCGCTTGTGTTGTGTGCGCTTACCGCCGTTTCTACTGCGCCTTTTTCTTCGTAGGTTTCAGATAAATCCGGCAGCAGATTATCGGGCAGCTTGCCATCACTGCCGACAACGGGACGCTTTTTCAATTCCTCGTCGATAATATCTGCGTTGTCGTTTAAATCGGCAATATTAATGAAATCACTGTCAGCCGGTTTTTTCAGATTGTAATTGGTGGTATATGTAGCCATCAGGCAGATACCTCCTCTTTAAGATTTTGCCATGTCTTGGTTTTCACGCTGCCCCAGGTCTTTGTTTTCACGCTGCCCCAAATGTTATAAAGCAGGCTTACGGAAAAGGTCATGTTGTACGGCAGCATGCGTTCAAGCGTCTCGCGGATGACGTTTTCTTGCTTCTTTACGCCCAGCGCGACTTTTACATCAACGTTGAATTTTGAAGTTGTGATAGTAAGCACATAGCCGCCCTTGCCGCACAGCGTTTCAAGCCAGTTTTTCAGGCTGCGCCGCGTGTAGGGCACGTTTTCAGTGTACAGGCTTTGCAATCTAAAACGCCTGTCATCGAGCGTGTCGGACGCATACGGCGATATGCCAAGCATGCTTTCTCGCCGCGCTATGCCGTCTTCGGTAGCTGTTTGTATAAACTGATCGTTCATGCAGGCTTCGGCGGCATCCCACAGGGCTTGCATCTCCGGCGTTTCCGTATCCATGACGGCGCGGATTTCCGCAACGTCCTTCAAAACGCCGGGTAAATACTCTTTCAGATCGATAGTGCGTAGATTATTAAAGTTGCGCATTGCTGAAAAGCCCCCTGACCGCTACAGCGTCCTTATCCAGCGTTAAGTTACTGGTTTGGTTGTTTATCTTCGTGCCGGTGATATCGACGATGCCGGGAACGGCCAGCAGCCGCGCTTCTATCTGCGCTATGCGGACTATCAGGTTGCTTTCCCGCGCCCATGTAGCATTAAGCTCTGAATAGTATTTATCCAGCGTCGCTTCAATGTAAGGTTCACATTCGGATAAATTCCAGCCGCTTTGGAATGTCAGCGTGGTAAAGATGTTTATCATCGTCCCCGTTGCGCCGACAACGGTGACTTCATGATCGATGGGCGCAAGCCCCATGCCGTCGCCGCTGTTCTGCGTGGGATCTATAGTCGTCTGTACGGTGCTTACAAGCGCCGTAGACGGCGGCTGATAGTTGCTGTCGGTGATAACAAGCTTCACTGTCCCCGCGCCGTTCCACGCCCTGTAAGGCTTACAGCCGCCCACGCCGGGCAGCGCTTCGGTAACGTCAATGTACTGGCTTCGGTTAAAGCCGTATGCCTGATTGCTGAAGCTATTCAGATATCGTGTGCGCAGTGCGTCAGTGCTTTCCTCATCCTCGCCGTTTATGCTGATGCTTGTCAGCGCCGCCGCCGTCAGGCCGTCGATGTAATCAATGGGTATCAGCTGGCCTAAATAGTTGCCGGGATCTGCGCCTGCCGTTTCGCAGGTAAGATAGAATTTGTTATCTTCAATCTTTTCGGTAACAGCCCAGTTGTATTTATCGCAGCTGAAACGCGCTCCGATGCTGACGTTCATATTGAACACGCCCACGCCGACCGCGTATGTTGCAGGAAGCGGCGCTATTCCGCGTTCCGCACAGCGCTTTATAAGGTATTCGCGGCTTGCGGTATCGGCAAAGGTTTCATTTAGAACGCTGTCCAGCGCGATATACAGCATTGCGCTTTCAAGCGAATTCGGCGCAAGGGCGTCGTAGATTATCGAACCCTCGCGTTTGTCCAAATACGACGCGACGCGGGCAAGCTTTTCCTGCAATATCGCTTCATAGGTTTTATCTTCGTACATCCGTAGTCACCTCCGTTTCGCCAAAAACGCTATGCACGGTAAATATCACATGCACAGCGTTCTTTTTTGTTTCAAATTTGAAATTATCAACCGCCGTTATGCGGTCGTCCTGTAACAGCGCATCGCTTATGCGGCGCTTGATTTCCGAAAAAACGTATTCCTTCGGCTGGCCTATAAAGCCGTCAAGCTCCGCGCCGTAGTTCCATGAATAAATCAGGTGCGCGAAACGTTCTGTGCTCAGCACCAGATACACGGCCTGTTTTACCGCTTCAAGGCCGTCCACCTTGCCGCGTATTCTCCCGTTCTCGGCATCAAGCGCGTAAGTCAATGACGGCTGTGTTTCGTCTTCCAGTGTCAACAGTTCATCATCAACAACAGGTATCATGCCGGTGTCACCACCCTATCTAAAATAATGAATTTCTGCCCGCCGTCGGCACGCAGCAGTATAACGCGTTCGCCCGTTTTCAGACCGTAATGCAGCTTGTATTTTTTCTTTTCGCCACCCTCCGGCGTGATATACACCGAATGATCGCGCACGGCGTTTGTAAGCATCAATTGCGCCGCCGTCAATTCAAGCTTCTGGTCTATCTGCACCTTAAGCGGCGATACGCTGTTTACAGTGCCCAGCACGAGCGCAAACGGCTTTGATGCTTTAACCGCCTCTACCGCTGCGCGTTTTACGTCGTTCAGAAACGGTGCAAAATCAGCTGACAAATTGTCCACCTCTCAATTTCAAGTCCATTAGGTGCTGGCCGTTCGTGAAATTGTGCGTCACACTCTCAACCATAAGATAGCTTTGCACGTTGATATCGCCAAGCCCCAGCTTTACAATGACGCTTGAGCCGCCGCGCACACGGATATCACCAAGCGCGTTTGATACGGATAACGTGCGCGTCAGCGAATTATACAGTTTCAACAGCGCTTCGGCCTTTGCTGCGCCCGATGTGGATAATTCAACGCTGTCGGTGTATTGCAGCAAGCCCCAGCGGTTTATGTTCGCACTATCCTTTGCAATGAATACTTCGCGCTTGCCGCTGTCCTGATTTTCAAACGTTATCTTGATTTGATTGTATGTCTGATCGTCGATTGATGTGGTATACGAATAATCGCCGATAGTATCAGCGTCTATCAGCAAATCAAGCTTCATGCTCTCGATGTTCTTAAGCGTCAGCTTGCCAACATCGTCGTACAGTACATACAGCTTTGTTTTTGCCTGTAGCGTTTCGTCAAGCGCGTTTTGCACGATATCGAACAGCGTACTATTGTCTTCGGCGTGAGCCGATAACATACCCCGTATCTTCAAGCGTTCCGACTTTTAAATTAAAGTCATCGGCTATCATGCGGATTACTTCGTTCGCCTTTTTGTTGGAATAAACATAGGTATCTTTATTCTTGAAGTATCGCAGCTGATCGTATGCGGTAACTTCAATCACATTCGGCGACGTACCCGAACGGCTTTTTTTAAATACAAAGCCATAGAACAGATCAACACCGTCAATTGTCAGCTTTACCGGGTTGCCTTCGGCAAAGGATATTACATCGTCTTTTACAACGGAAAATGTCAGTTTACCGGGCGTTCCCTTGCGTTCCCACGTAAGCTTTACGTCTTCGGAAACAATGGGATAATAGATGGTGCTGTCACGCTGTATCAAAATGTCAACTTTCACGGGATAGTCAACACCTGCCCTACGTAGATCAGATTAGGATTGCTGATCTTGTCCTTGTTGGCATTGTAAATTTTCGTGTACTGTGCACCGTTGCCGTAATACTTCTTTGCGATAGTCCACAGGCAATCACCGCTTTTTACGGTGTAGGTCTTTGCGGTCGGCTTACCGGAAGTTTCACGCGGTGTTTCGGTTTTCAGCGTTGATTTGCTGCTGTTATCGGGCTTCGTAACCGTTACTTTCTTCGTCGCATAGTCGATATACTGTTTCAGGTTTATGCTTACAGTTACGTCAAAGCCGTCTGTAGCGTCCTCTGACACCGTGTAATCTTCAAGGCTTACTTTTATGTTCGTATCGTAAAGCTTGTCACCCGACGGCGATACGCGGCTCACGATGAAGCGAAACGGCTTCTTTTCCGTCACGTAGCTTTCAAGGATGCCTAAGTAATAATCCGGCTGGCGATATTCCGATGCGAAAGAATACTGCTCAAGCATCGGCAGCAGCATTTCAAAGCTGATTTCCGTTAAGCCGGGCGAACGAAGAAAATTAATATCTCCCTCGTTCACCAGCGTCAGCGTTTTATTGTTGCCTTTGATTTTAACGGACAGCTTCGACGGAGTAACAGGCAGCTGCATATCATCGAAAAAGAAACTATACATTATGCGTGTACCCCCTCTGCTGCGACGGTAAGGGCTTCGGCAAAGCCGTCAGTCAGAACGCGCAGAACACCATCTAAATCCATATCCGATGATATTCTGTTCGTCATACCCGTCATGTCGATTTTAACCTCTGCCGTTGTGAAACGGTTGATTGCTTCCTGCTCGGCGAGATCGCGCAAATACTTCAAATCTTCGCTTGTGTTTTTCAGCGAAGAAGCCGCACTGCCTGTATTCTCGGCTGTGGCTTCTGTGTTGGCTGCTGTTTTAGCTGCATAATCAGCTGCGCTCCCTGCACCGGATATTTTGCTTGTAAGGTTTTGCCCAAAATTATAACCGCTATTAAATGCGTTACCATATCCGATACGGTTGATTGTCGGCGCTGTTTGGCTAAGTGTGATTGCATTTTTGTTTTTGCCATAGCTAAGCACTTTACCTTTTAATGCTTCCAATCCAGCAGTCCAGTTAGTACCGAATATTGCATCAATAATTTTGGTTACAATTTGTCCGAGATTTAAAAACCAGCTGATTATATTCCCGATAAGATTACCAACTGCATCGCCAAAACTATCAAATCCGCCTGTAGCTGCATTTAGTATCCATTCGACTACTGACAAAATCGGCGCTACTACTGAGTAGACCATCTGTATAACGGCATTAATTGTTCCAGTTATCGCATTAAAAATATATGCGCCAGCAACAGCAAATACACCGCAAATAGCGCCTACAATGGACGTGGTTTCGCCCGCCGCCTGCCGTTCCTTATTAATAATTGCCGCTATCAGCGATATTATAACGATGATTGCCATAATAATAAGTGCTAACGGATTAAGCGCTAATACCGCATTTAGCGCGGCCTGTGCAACCGTTACAGCTTTAGTTATTACATAAAAGGCAGAAAACCATATGTAAGCGCCCTTTGTAACCAGCAGCCACACGCCGAATGCTGCCGCGATGCCTAACACAATCGGCGCAATAATTGACCAGTTTTTAGCTACAAACTGCGCTATTGCACTGATGAGTTTGAACACCGGCGTTAGCACGCGCATTATAACGTTTGAAACGACCGTCCATATCTGCGACCATGTATATGGCATTTCGCTGAATTTCTTGTCTATTTCATTCGCACTTGCAATCATTGCGTTTTTGACAATTTCGGCGGTTATCTGCCCATCTGCTGCCATATCGCGGATTTTGCCTAACGGAACATCAAGATAGTCGGCTACAGTTTGAATAAGCGGTGTAGATTGTTCAAAAATCGAATTCAATTCCTCGCCGCGCAGGACACCGGAGGCCATAGCCTGAGTTAGCTGCAAGGTTGCGGCTTTTTG